TAAACCTTTGCAGATTTTGTTAATGACATTTGTTCTGCAAGCTCGATCACTCTTTCTACGCTCACAGGAGATTGATCTGCAAGTTCTGGGAATCTTTTTACGAGTGTTTTTAACCCAAGACCTTTTACGCCTGGTAAAGAATCCGATGAGTCTCCGCAAAAGCAGCGGGCCGTTACAAGGTTTTGTGGCCACACTCCCATTCTATCCTTTACTGATTGTTTATTGACAAGCGCTTTTAAAGTTGGCGACCAAACAGTCACGCGATCATCGACTAATTGTAAATAGTCGTGATCAGACGAAGCAATCACAACTCGTGAATTTATGTAAGAGTATTTTGCAAGATACCCAATTACGTCGTCGGCTTCACAATCTGACACATAAATTTGTCGAATTGGCAAATTTTTCATTGCGTGAATAAGAAGTCTTATTTGCCAGTTTTGATTTTCTACCGTGTCAGGAATGTCACCTTCGTGAAACCTGTTAAGTTTCGCTGGACGACGACGTGACTTATACCCAGGGTAGATCGCCCGGCGTCTTAACGATCCCCCACCTTCCCAAACAACAACGCACTCTTTTGGACGATGCGTTGAAATTAGTAGATTTAGTGATTGAAGAAATCCAACAACTGCTCCTACATGTTGACCTTCGGCCATCAATGGGTTTGCTTGGAAATTTCGAATAAAAAGATTGTAAGAATCGATTAAGAGAACCGGGCGATCTTCACTCATTAACTATTCCGGTGAAACGTCAAGACCTGACTCAGTAAGGTGGTTTGCAAGTGCACGAACATCCTCATAAGACTCCGAATCAATGATGATGTCCTCTGCTGTCACTGAAGTCTTCACTAAAATCTTTTCGAGCATAGTATCGACCCAAGGGCCTTGCTTCAGCGTCATTCATAACATCGTTGAAATTAACTTTATAGAATTTCTTGTCAATGATCACCTCTCCTTCTGGGCTTGTGACATTAAAATACTTCCAAGATCCTGCTCCGTCTGCCTTAATCAGGGTTCCATCGTCAAGAGTTACAGAACCTACGCCACGAAGCAAGTCAAAAATTTCTTCGTGTTCCTCGATTCCTTTTCCGAAGATGATTCTAAAGTCTGCTGATCTAAAAGGAGGTCCGACTTTATTCTTGATTGTCTTTGCAGAAACATTGATTCCAATTACGTCTTTTCCGTCTACCTTGATTTGCTGACCCGCTCCAAGACGAATGCGAACAGACGCGTGGAATGGAATCGCGTTTCCACCAGGAACCGCTGTTGGATCTCCATAAAGAACACCAATCTTTGTGCGAATCTGATTTAGGCAAACAAAAAGAACGCTTTGATCTCCAATAACGCCTGTAATCTTTCTCATTCCCTTTGAGATTACGCGCGCTTGCAAACCAATCGTGTCTTTGTCATACGCTCCTTCAAGCTCTGCCTTCGGCGAAGATGCTGCAACAGAGTCCCAAATAATTGTAATCGGAACATTTTTAGAGACTGCTTTTGCCTTTAGAATTGTTTTCTCTGCAATGTCAAACACTTCTTCGGTGCAATGAGTGTCTACATAGACAAATCGTTTTGAAATGTCTACTCCAAGAGACTGGAGGTTTTCTGGATTGGTTGCATTTTCAGTGTCAATGTAGACGACAATGCCACCCATTCGCTGGGTTGAGCGAGCAATGTGTGTGGCAATGTGGCTTTTTCCAATTGAAGGAGGACCAAAGATTTCGATGATCCGACCTTCTGGAAGACCTCCTCCACTTCTATTCGAAATGATAAGGTCTAGTTGCTTTGATCCTGTAGAAATCCAACGCTTTACGTGAGTAGGTGACTGATCAGAAGCAAGGTTGTAGGCGACTTTGTGACCAAGATCTTTGTTAAGTGAATTGATAAGATCTGCTGTAAAATCATCATTTTGGTTAGTTTTTGTTACAACTACATCATCTGTAGATGATGCCTTTTTTCTTGGTGGCATTTTTTCTCCTTGTTTGATTATTGTATCAGACAGTAGAAACTGTTCACCCAGGCCGGAAAGACCTGGGTGAAAGTCTCATTAATGAGAGTGACAATTACTCGAGATCAGCAAACGCATCTTCAAGATCATCGAAAGTCTTTGACTTCTGCTTTGCAAGCTTTCCTCCGCCATTTGAACGAAGAGATGCAATGTCATCATCAATCGTTTCAGTAGTCGAAGTTTCAACTTTAGCAACTTCATCAGGACTCTTCTCTGAAGTGTCACCGGTGAGCCAGTCATTTACTCGCTTCTCAATCTCTTCTGCGCTCGTATGAGTGTCATACTCATCAAGACGAGGAATGTTTGAAAGCCACTGTTGCATCTGAGCAGAATCCTTAGAAAGAGGAGTCTGGCTTGCGCGAGGAGTAACCTTGGTGTCTGGGTATGACTTTCCAGGCTGCTTTGTTACAGAAATCTTAATGTCACGACCGCTATTGACATCAGTAATATCGCCATAGTCGTCATCGAGCATAAGCTTGAGAAGATCCTGGTAAATCATCTTGCCAAAGGACCAGAATCGAACCCCCTTGTCTTCCTCACCACGCACAACAACAGCGGCGGTTGTACGAAGCTTTGGGTAAAGCTTCTTGCAAAGATCACGGCTTGCATCGGAACCATCTTCGCGAAGCTTCTGAATTAGCTCCTGAATCGGGTCACGTTTACCAAACTGGTGAGGAGCAAGAATTGCTGGAGCCCTATCGCCACCAATTCCGTAATAATACCAACGATCAATGAATGGCTGACCGTCGTTATTTGGGAAAGCAATGATTCGAACCTGGTAATCCTTACCTTCCTCAGGGCGCCAGGTAACAGCGGACTTCTTGTTCTGGCCTGAAAGCTGGCCAAGCTTCTTACGAATTGCGTCAAAGTCGATTGCCATTTTAGTATTTTCCTTGTCTTTTTTGTTGTTGGGTGTTGAATGAGCTTCCGTCAGCGTCACCCCTTCCGGAAGCCTCAGCGTGGTTCCATCCACATTGAGATTGTATGAAATGTAAGATTGTTGTTCAAGAGTTAAAGTTAGATTTCTTAACTTCGTTTTTTTGAAAATGGAGATTCTGCTCCGCCAAATGACCTTGCAAGGCATTCGACAGATTGCTCGTATGCTTTTTGAGTGCTGTAAGGATTTTTTCCATCAACGCGATCTGGTATTCCGTCGCCATTTAAATCAAAAAGCGGGTAAAGAGCAATGCTTGTAATGCTTGCTTCACTAACTTCATTCTTTTTACGGCGACTCTTTTTTCTTCCTGCAGGATAGGTTGCGTCAACTCCAAGCGGCATCATAGGACCTCCGCCAAGAGCTGCAACGCCTGAAAATTCTTCAAGGTCTTCAATTTCTTGAAGTTCTTCTTCAAGAATCTCACGAAGGAGTTGACGCAGTAGTCTTTGCATAAGACTAATTATGCTTTAGAACGCCAATCCATTGTCTAGATTGAAATAAAAGAACAGAAAGTTGAGGTTCTGATCCTAAATAGAATTTGTTTTCTTCTTTAGAAGGTCCATTTGCAGTTGCTATTGCAACCCACTCATCGTAGTTTAAGCGGACGCCCCAATACTGAAGAAGAAGTAAAGTTCTGTGTGCGACCGGCATCTTTGGAAGATTTTCGTTGTAACGATAGAGACGACCTTGCTTTCTGTGCCAGTCAGAGTCTTGCGGAACAAGATAATCACTATCTGGAGTAGGACCACCAACCATTCCAAGATTGTGGAGAAGTCCAACTCTAAGAATTGACTCTGCTGGAATTTCAAGATTCAATGCTTTTGAAATTACGCGCATTTGGTGCGTAACGCTCATTGAATACTCAATAAGTCCGCCAGGGTGCGTCCAAGGATCAGACTCAGTAATAGATCCTGGTGTAAGAACAATTCTTTCGCCAATCTCATCGAGCATTAAGGCGAGTGCGTCACCAGTCTCTCCAGTTGAGGAAGTAAGAAGTCGCGAAAACTTCTCGTAGCGGGCCTGTAGTTGTGTTTCATCAAACATAGAGTATTATTTTCTCTATGCTATTTTTGTTCAAGGAGTTTCAACTCGAACTAGAAACTTTTCTTTGTCTTCTTCAAAAACTTGATAGGAGATCTTGTCTGGGTCTACTTTAAGAATCCCTGCTTTTGCAGCTGCATTAATGGCAGCTTTTACATACCGCCATGCTTGAAACGGAGAAATTGCAGCCCTTTTAACAGGTGGAAGACCACTGTCTTCATCACCTAAAACTCTAATGTAAATTTCATGAACGCTTGATGAGTGAAGAAGCGCTTCCGAAAGCCTCAGAAACAATGCTGTTGCTTGCAAAATTAGAGATTAAACTGCCAACGTCAGTTTGTCTTTCTTGTATTCCCAACCTTTTTAGGAGTTCTTTGGGATTAGTGTCTGCAAGCCCGAGTGCTTCTCTTGAACCTTTGCTAATTCCGCCAAGACGTTTTCTTTCACGCGCCTCGGAGATGATCTTACGTGTATAGTGTCTG